GTGTCGAAACCTTCTCAAAAAAAGCACCCCCCTTGCGTAAATTGCAATTTTGGCACAACACCTGCAAATTCTCCTCTAAGTCTGATCCACCCAATCGCTTTGGCACGATGTGATCGATATGCATCTTGCCTTCGGTATCTCCACACTGCTGGCAGCAATAGCCATCACGTGCAAGTATGCGTTCGCGTATGCGTCTCCATCCCTTTCGGTCTGATGACTGCCATGCCTTGCTCATCAGTAGTGTCCGTTCTTTTGATGGAATCTCCATGCGTTACACATTGAACCATAGCGATGATTGATGTATTTGATCGTCGCATCGATCTGTCTGTATGCATCCAAATTCCGGTAATGATCTGAACGCATTTGACCTAATCCGAAATGATTTCCGTTCTTAGCAGCTGGATTCCACCTGGATTCTTTATAAATGATCTTTGATAAGCAAATGAATTGATCGTATTGAATGATCCTTGAATGTGCATATAAGCGATATTGATCAGTTGCTGTTGATGCCGTTGCTGTTTGCATCTGTACTGAAATCAAGCCTATACATAGGCACAACTGGGGCAATAGCCGAATACGCCTAAGCGAGCAATCCGCCTCAGCGGCTCGCTTTAAGCGAATCCAGCGTACCGAACTAGTCAAGTACATCGCAAGATTGTGGATAAGTTGAACGGGGCTTTGGCGTGTTGTCCACAAGTTATCCACAAGCATCATCCTCATGATCTCCCACTGCAACCTGCAACGCGATGAATCCATCGATGATGACTCGATCCTCAATCTTGATGATTTTTCCGCATTGGCATTGATAAGACATTTTGACGATACTCATTGATGACCCCATCCCTTGCCTTTGAAATGGATCGGATTAGCAGTCCAAATTCTTTCCATTGTTATCATGCAATATGGGCATCCAGGTGGATTAACGTCCTCATCGAATTCGGCTTTGACCGGTCTGACGTCACTGCACATTGGGCATTTGAATTCATAGATTGGCATCTTGCGCCTCAAATGATCGAATACCAAGTACGCCGCAAGATAAGCACTCCACACAATGTACGTATGGTGGCAAGTTATCAGTGACCTGGACGATTTTGTGTTCGGTTGATTTCTTTTCGACGCGGCAATCAAGCCTGATAGTTTCTAGCATAAACACTCCGATTCAAATTCTCGATGGGATTTAAGTCTGATGGATTGATCCAATATGAGCCGTCTCCACGCTTTCGCGATGGACGTCGTGCCATGCCAATCGGAATCCAGCCCACGATGTAGTAATTGGGTGAATTGCCAGTGACCAGCACTGCGATATCGTCGGCTCGATCTCGATCACGCAGGATCAAGCATCCAGCCTTCCAGGGTGTGTGCTTTACTTCAAGATTCCAACCGACATCGGCTTGATTCTTGAATGTATTGACTGTGGGAATCCACTCATCGATTTGAAAGTATTTCGCGACTGCGTTTTCAGCACCGATTGATTCATCCATCCTGGCGATGTCTTGAAATAGATTCAATTTCTGCACTGAGTAATCGGTCAATCCTTCCGCACCGACTGCTCTGTCGTAGGCGGCTTTAGCGCACGCCATTTCCTCATCGTGATTGAGTTTGATTGGAATCATTTGCATTCACCACAAAACCAAAGCATTGTGATGCCATCGGCTTTCTCGTAACGTCCAAATTCCATTGATTTCCAGCGTTCACATTTATCACACCAATCGATTTTGATTGGCTCATTTTCTTTGATGACCGTGCCATCGATCTTGAATGTTGTTTTTTCACCGGTCGAAATCTTGATCATTTCCATTTCACCCATGATCACACCTGTGGCTTCCATTGACCGTCAGCTGCTAAAACGTACCAAAGCGGTGCGCATTGAGTAGCCTTCGATTTTTCGGTGCATGAGTAATTTGCCCATGCTTTGCCAGTTTTGGCTGATACGCCTTCACGCCATACACGATGCCCATGACTGCACTGTGGCGCTTCGGCTATAAGTTCACCACCCAACTGGCTTTTGATTGCGTCGATGGCTGTTGACGCAGTTGTGAATCCATCCTCGCTGAATGGCTTGCTCCAGGGATCGTCCTCGACAAATGCCTTTGGCAAATTCTCGACCTGCTGCATGCTCTCGCGACTGGGCTTTGTCTCTGTACCTAGCACAACGCTTGCGCACCGTCCTATGGCACTGCTGACGGTGTCCTCGACGTACCAGCGTTTCATTTGGACGTTGTAAGCAGTGACCATGCCATGTGCAAAATCAATGGCTGCTGGCTTTTCATCCTCGTAATGGCGATAAATACGACATTCGACCAGGATGTATCCCTTTTCAGAATTCCAGTCAATGATCGATGTTTCGATGCGATTGGTTGGGTATGTGGCGTGAAGTCTGATGACCTTTTGATTGACCGTCTCGTATCCGTCCAAGAAACTCATTTATTGACCGCCTTGCGTCCAGCGATCTTTCCTCGAACGAAACCATCGATGCGTCCAGTTTTGAACCCGTATGCATAACCAACGGTGAAACCTGCTAAGACGCCAAATAGCATCCAGGCGGCTGTTTCTGCGAATGTGTACATTTCTTACTCCCGACGGGAGATTTGTTGGAGTCTCCCTAAGTCATAAGATGACGCATAGGGCAGACATTTGCAACCATTCCGTTCAAATATCGGCGTGTCTAAGCCTTCGGATGATCCTTTAGATGCTCAATTAGCAGTGTACGAATCTCACGTATATCGGATCGAATGCCGTCGGCAAATCCGTTGCTGACTGGTCGTGAATTTTTTTCTGCCTTAGCGGCAAAAATGGCGGCAATCGATGAAATCGTTGCAGCAGCGATCAATCCAATCGCGGCGATTGTTTCGGTCATTTGGCATTGACGCCAAAATCAGAATCCTTAGGATTCAAGTAGCGCAAGATGACCGGTACGACGGCTGATGCTCCAGCCATCAAAATGGCTTTTGGATCAGTAACTCCAGCCATAAATACGGCTAGTCCAGCGGCTATGAATGAACGCAGCCAAGATGCTCCAAGTGCTTTCCATTGATTCATTTCGTCTGCTCCAGTTTGTCTATCAATCCAGCGGCTTTCGCTGGTGTTAGGGCAACCTCAAAGTGCATTTCATCCTTGCGCCCCCGATAGTCGCCACCCCAAATTAAACCGTATTTTTTAGCCAGCGCACGGATCATCGGTACTTTCTCATTTGGGAATGTTCCGACCTTGCCCAAAGGATGTTTTGTGGCATTTAAGTCCATCGCTGTACCACTGGCATGATTGCTCAGGTTGTTCATATCCCCTCGAACGTTTCGGTAGCAATAGCCCCAATCGTCCAAAGCACCTTCGTCCAATGGCTCGATCAACTGATGGAATTCAGCTGCAAAACCAATGAGCAAAGGTGCAACGGTTTTATTGCAAGTTAATTTGATCTTTGTGCCTGGAATCTGAAATGAATCAATATCGATTTCAGCACGTACTTTGGACGCAATCCAACCGTTTTGAGACTTTTGGATCATTTGAGCAATAGCGCTGCTTCGTCGGCTGTGATACCTAAACGTTCAAGTAATGCCATTTTATCGGATTCGGCTTTTTTTTCTGCTGCTAATTGTGCAGCATTTTCGGCTTGAATGGCTTGGTATTGTGCCAATTCATCATTGTTCATTGGACGAATTTCATCATCAATTTGAATTAACGGAGTGGTCATATTTAGTCCTTAACTGTTTTGGTATCCATACACGCGGATTGTTCCACCTGTAAGCGTTCCAGTAGCTGGCGTGATAGTAAACGCTGTGTAAGAGGTTGAATTATCAAGAAAACCATAGAAAAATCCTGCTTGGCTATCAGATTGGGTTGTATTGAATGAAGTTTGCACTTTTGTATTTTTTGATAAAAAGGGATCTTGTATAGCGTTATAAAATGCAATGCTGCTAGAATTTGCTGATCCTGCCCTAGTCCACGACGCAGCATTGTTATTAGAAGCCGCCGTTGCGCCAGCGTTAGAGTAATTGTAAACGACTCCAGCGGCATAGTAACCCGTAGTAGTAGAACCTAATTGCAACCCTAAATTTGCTAAAGTGCTAGCTACTCCACCATTTACGACTATCAAATAACTATCATAAGTACTGCTAAATGCGCTGGTTACTGTAACACTACTCACCGCAGTTCCAATAGTTTGTGTTTTAACTAAAGTCAATCCACCAGATGCTGCGGCTGGTGTTGCCCATGATGGTGCTGTTCCACCGCCATTTACTGTTAAAACTTGACCAGCAGTACCAATTCCCAATCGAGTAACTGCACTTGATCCGGTTGCATAAATTACATCGCCAGCAGTTGTTACCGTTGATTTTGGAATCGCTGCATTTGCGGTGGTATTTGCTGTGGTTGCTGTATCAAATGCAGTTTTAACGCTGTTTGGCGTTGCAGCAGTTGTCGTCGATGTAGATGATGTTGAATCAGTAAGTTGAACCGCACCGGACTGAGTTGTCGATGATGCCTGAATTCCAACTGTGATTGCACCTGATGTGCCGCCACCAGTCAAAGGTGAAGTTGCTGTGATTCCAGTGATATCGCCTTGATCGTTAGCGATCCACACGAAATCCATATCCGTGTTGCTGTTTTTTGAAAGAATTTGACCTGTTGTGCCGCCAAGCAAATCAGCCATTGATGTGGCTACGGCTTGACCAAATACCTCGAAATCCGCTGGTAAGTCTGTTACCAAATCGGTGTTCGTAGGCATTTGCCAGTTGAACGGTGTTGTTGGATTGCTCATGTTTTCTCCTTATGCCACGACTAGGGAATTTTCCCATGTGAGTGTGTTTGTGATGGTGTTCCAGTGTTCCGACACGCTGACTTCTTCCCATTTCAACGCCTGGATTGAATAAGCCAAAGGTGAAAGCAAAGCCGTCACCGAAAGGGTGTTATACCCTGCCTGGAATTGCCATCCCTCGACGAAACCAAGATATTGACCCGAAGTCATATTGTTTGGCATATCAGCGATTCGCAGCGGTAACCCCATGAATATATTGATCAATGAATCTCGATCTGCATCATCAAGTTCAGGATTGGTCAATTCAAAGGTGATTGACTGCATCATCGCCTGTGGAAATGCTCTCAAAGTCAAATAAAATGCCGCCTGGCTTACCGCATCGGCGTGATCATGCAAAGTCGTTGTAATGATTTGACCTAACCGACCAAATACTGCCACTGATGCCAAATCCTCATCGCTTACTTCATTTTGAGAATTTGCTCCATATTTGATTGTGACGTCGTTTCGTACATCGCCTGATCTAGTCTGAATCTTAATTCCTGCGGCTAACGCCTGAGCAGCTGAAACGTCGGTATATCCGTTTGCTGCGAGATATTGAGTTCGATGTGTGGAATCGGCGTATGAAATACGTCCTTGCGCATCCTCGTAAATGTAGCCAAGCCCCGACGTGGCAAGTGCTGAAACCAATGAATAAACGTCAATAACGTCGGCTGATCGAGCCGCCAAATCATAGTTTCCAGGATGGTCGATTTCACCTAATCCGACGTTTTGAGCATTTGCCCAAGTTTCTGTTGCTGGCGTGTAATTTCCCCAAGTCAATGCGGATGGTACTTCCGACCAGTTATTGATCAGCAAATCAGTTAATACTTCAAGGATTTGAGTACCGTCGTTTGCACGTGCCAAATTTGTGAGCCAATTTGCTTTTGGTAACCGTGAAAGTGCGCCCAAAGCAACTATTGAAATCACCTGATTGATGGCTATTGACCCACCAGTGATGACCTCAATTGAAACGTCGGTGATTGAGCCACCCCAAATCGGCACAAAAGTACCGGTCGAATCTTTGATTGAAATTCCAACTGAATCATTGATGTTGATATTTACCTGTGATTGAGTCACGTTGTAAATCTGCAAATTCAAATATCCTGCTTGCGCTTGTTCATAAATATTCGATCGACCGCTGGTAGCCGTCAAATTGGCTAATACGTAGTTTTCATACGAAATGCCATTGATTGTGACCTGCCAAATTGGATTCCAAAGCGTCATCAGAATACCAATGCGGCTGCGCCGTTTGTGCCTCGGTAGTAAGAATTGTTCAGCACGTTGATGATGCTTCGGGCTGTACCTTCGGGATCTATTGCTCCAGTGACGTTCAAATTGATTACGGTGCTATTGCCCAATTTGTTGTTTGGCGTAATTGATCCATTTCCTGACGGTGTAAACAATTCCGGTCCTTTTTCACCAACCAAGTATGTAGTGCCAGCCATAACTGCACCGCCACTGGCTCGACCACCACCGAATACGTTGTCGATTACATTTGCCACGCCTTTGACCAATGGATTTGATGCCACAATTCGGATCAATGACTGGATTGCTCCAACCGCTGAATTGATGATGCTGACTAGGTTTGCAAATAGTCCAATGACCACTGAGATTGCTTTGCCAATGACGGTCAGTGCTGCTCCAAGTACGTCACCGATGATTGGTGCAAGTGTGTTCAAAATGAATGATGCGATGTTTTTTAACAACGTGAAAAATGGCGCAAGTTTGTCGCTGTTCTTTTGTACGGCGTCTGCGATATATCCGAACGCCTTTTGAAGTCCAGCCAAGATCGGCTGAAACGTATCGATGATGCCAGGAATGACCACATCCGAAATGAATGACCACCAGGCTTGAAATAACGGAATGAGATATGTCTGAAATACGAAAATGATGTTGTCGATGTACGGTTGAAGTTTTGTGCCAAGCGTTTCGCCAAATGCGATGACGTTTGGTATGACCTGCTCGACGACCAAAGTGACCAACGGCTGCAACGCATCCAGGACGTATGATCCGACGGCTTCTTTGCCTTCATCGATGCCTTGCTTTAATCGTGCCATCTTTCCAGCAAAAGTATCTGCCTGGATTGATGCCTGACCGCCAAAAGTTTCAGCAAGTGTTTTTGAAATGGTATCCATGTCCATCGTTTTGAGTTCAGCAGCTGAAAGTCCAACGCCAAGTTTTGCCAGCGCCCCGACGTTGCCTTCGTAGGCTTTGCCAAGTGCATTTGATAGGGCTTCAAGTGATATGCCTGAACCTGCCGCAATATCGATTGCCAATGACTGCGCTTCTTGCGCTGTTTTCAAATCTCCAGTGGCTCGCGTCAATCTTTCAAAACTCGGACGCAAATCTGCATCAGTGATGCCAAAAAGTAACTGTTGCTTTTGAATATAACTTTCAGTGGCTGCAATTTGTGAGTCGGTCGCACCGGTCACGTTACGTAAAGTCGTCGCCAGTTTTGCCTGGGCTGCTTCATCCTCGATGGCAGACTTGACGCCATCAACCAGCAATTTGCCAGCGTATGCGGCGGCTGCTACTCCAGCGGCTACAAATGCGGCTGATGCAATCTTTCCAAATTTGGTGATTTTGTCGCCAAAGGTTGAAACCTCTTGCGTACCTTGATCTAGGCTCTTTTTTAGGTTGTCGATATCACCTAAGATCGCAAGTTTTAACGTTCTCGATCCTTGACCAGCCATCACCACTCCTTCGCAATTCTACTGAATGCATTTTCCCATTCATTGATGATATGTGGCTGTTCGGCTCGCAGTGTCGGATATATGAACCATCCGCGTGATCCGCGACCTTCTCGACCTGACCACACTGGGAATTGCTTATATCTATTTGATCCGAATTCCGATCCACCCCAAAGATCACGGGTAGTTGCGCCACCCGAATATTTTTGCGATACGTAACCGAATGAAATTTCACCGACCTTGCTGGATTTACTGACCTTTGATCCATCAGCGATTCGGCTTGCCACTTTATTCGATTGCAACGATCCAGCCTTCGATTTGATCTTGCCCTGGAGATAATCAGCCAAAGCATTCGATACGCCTTTGGCTTCCGTGACGGATTGATCGTCCATCGCCTTAAATGCGCTGATGATCTTGCGCAGATCAGCCTTGTCGTAGGCGATTGCATCCTCAGCCATTTCGTTTCTCCAAAATCTCGATTGCGGTCAAAATATCCTCGGCTTGTGTCCATTCACTCATCGGGATATGCGTAGCAATCGCCAGTTCGACGATCAGTCGGCTGAGACTGCCTGGCTTGTGCCTTTTGGGTCTAAATCTCCAAGTGTTACATCGGAGACTGTTTCGGTCCACACTTCATACGGCTTGACTGGCTTTCCAGCTGCTTCACGCTTCATGGCGTTATATGCCAAGAAAAGCAAATCGCTGATGCCGATTTCATTTGCCTGTTGAATTGTTTTGCCTGTTTTGTTTTCCCATTTGCACCACTCAGGTGGAGCAGCCACGTATGTGGCTACTTCACCGGACTGATATTCGATTGTGATTGCTGTTTTCATACTCCCGATCTCCCTTTGATTAGTCCAACGCTGGTGTTGTGACGCAAGTGAATGAAAGTGATGCTGTTAGCGCATCAGGTGCTGTACCGCCTAGTGATGGGAATATTGGCTGAACGCTGAATGCGTAAGCCACTCCACCAACTGTGAAAATTACTGGCAACGCAGTGTTTGGTGCTGATGCTGCTGCATTCCATAATGCTTCGCATAGTGAAGTTGCTGCACCAAAGTCCTGGAGCATTTCAACTGCGAAAGTACCCTGCGAATCAGTCGTGTAATACGCTTTTCCGTCAAGTGTTTGATATGTATTGATTGTTGAATCGATGGTAAGGGTCGCTGAAGTAGCCTGAGCATCAAAGTTATCACCATCAATGGTGAATGTGATGTCTCTACCCGTGATGATAGTTGTTGCCATGTTGCTTGCTCCTAGTCGTTTTCTTGGGTGAAATAAGTCGAGACATTGAGATCAGCAACTAGCAGATTCGATGCACCGACTGAAACTATTGACGGACGTTGAACGTCTCCGACGACGTATCCTGCGGGCATAGCCCCCAAAATGCTGATGATCAGGGCTTCGAGTTGATCCAGCGCCCCTGAATTGCTGTTATTTGCTACCGCTGCCGTGACCACGAAATTGACCTTGACTTTTGTGACTGCGCCATTGATCAGCGTACTTTCAAGCCAGGGTGAATCGGGAATGATTACACACGCAGGTGGAATCACTGCCTCAGGTGCTACGGGATAAACGGATGCTGCGACGCCTGAAAGTGCTGTCGCCAATTCTGTACGTACATCCAAAAGTGACGTCACTGGCATATCGAATCCACATCATAAAATGCAGAAATCAATCCAATGACTCGATTTTGGAGACTACGACCCATGCGATATGGAGTCGGTGCAAAATCAACGCCTTCGATTTGTCCACCTGGCGCTGTGATGCTTTGGAATATTTCAACGGACACAATCAAAATTGCTTTATTTACTGCTGGCACGTTTGCATATATTTCAGCTGCTGAGCCACCATCGAGTGTGATCGTTCCTGCTGGAATGACCGGTGTAAGAATGCGATCGGCTTCATCTACAACGCAAGTGACCTGAAAGGCATTGACGGAATGATCACTGACTGTATATGGACCGTCGAGTCCGTTTCCAATTCCAGCAAGAATGACCCCTTGCCCCTGGACGAAAAAGTTTGGTCGAAGTGTGTCGATGTATAAAACGTCATCCTTAATTCGAGTTGAAACGACTGCGCTTTGATACTGAGTAAGCATCGGCAAGATTGTTGATTCAGCCGATTCAATAATTGTGTCGAGATATGCATCAGAAAAAAGGGATTCAGAAACGCCAAGCACCTGACGCAATTCGTCTGCGGTAACGATGGTTGGCATTCTGATCCTTTCGTCTGCTCGGCTAGTTCGGGAGTGACCTAGCCGATGTTTGATTGTTCGGAATTAGTCCTTATTAAACGCATACGCACCAGCCGCGATTTTTGTCGCAGTTGCGCCGTATCCGTACATAAGAATTCCGATGCTTCCGTCGGAGATGATATTGGTGCGCAATTCCAAGCGTGGAGATTCATACCATGTGTATGCATCACGGTTGATGACGTACATTGAGTCATCGCCAGTACCTGAAAGTGCTGTATCAACCCAAAGATCGATGCCATTGACTGATCCGCGTAGGCTACGTGGCTGAGCATTTCCAGCCGCATTCTGAGGTTGTAGCGCATTGTAAATTGGACGTCCATCTACGTTGAACGACATGATGCGACCCCACATGGCTGGTGATACGACAATCGCATCAGCAAATTTCATGGTGTTTGAATAAACGCTAACTGCGCCATTTGAAACCCATGTGAGCAATTCAGCTGCTGTGATGTCTGTTCCATAACCTGTTGCAGTTTTAGTTGCACCAGCGATGATTTGTGCTGAGTTGTATTCATTTGTTGCACGAGCATATTGTGACGAAAGATTTGAAATCAACTCAGAAAAGAAAAGTGGGTCTGACCGGTCCGCGAGTTCAACACTCATGACCTGGCTTCCCTTGAATGACTTCACATCAACGTTGATAAATTCTGATTCCATGACTGTTGGTGTAACTGGATCGAGTTCATCAATCTGAGCCACTGCTGGCAGTTGAGTAATCTTTGGAATTTGGAAAACGAGTCCTGCGCCTGGCAGTGTGCCATTTGAAATGGAATCGATTGAGGCTCTTACATTGTCCGCAAGTCCGTTCACGACTTCACGAAGTTGGCGTGTTGGGATTAAGCCTGGGTTGTCTGTTGATGCTGTTGCTGCTGCGATATATGCACGTGATGTTTCTGATCCACGTGCTGCTGCAACCTGGTGCATCAAAAATGTTTCAGGTGATACTACTGGGTTGCGTGATGCGATGAAATTGACTGGCTTTGGTGCTGATGATGCTTGTACTGACTCTGCGGCTTCTACCGTCTCGACGGCTTCCGCTGGTGTGACGGTGGTTTCCACGTCGTCTCCTTCTGTTGATGGTGTGGGTGTTGCTTCCGCTTCATCGGATGATGTCTCGGAATTTTCTGGTGCGGTTGTCGCCGCCACATTTGATACACGTGCTGAATCAAATGCAGGGTTGTGAGTCAAAGCGACCCCGACCAAATCTGCTGAATTGACGATCATTGTGCCGTCCTCGTTGTAGCCAAAATCGATTGCATTTGCTTCGACTGAGAATCCATCACGGAGTCCGTCGATTGCTTCCTGAATTGCATCTGATCCTGCTGTGGTCTTGCTGATTTTGAACGTTGCCTGGATTGATTTGCCATCAGGTGCAAATTCCATGCTTAAAGTTTTCCCAATCGGACGGGATGCGTCATGCTCCAGGTTAAGTTTCACACTGGCTGGATTAAGTGATCCTGATTTGAACATCACTTTTCCAGTCGATGCATTTGCTGGCACATCGAATGCGACGATTTGTCCGGTGATTGTTCGTGACTCAGAATCAGCGGCTGTGATTGTGAATGGAGTTGTTACCTTCATTTGATCATTTCCTCTGCTTGTCGGATTTCCTCGACTGTGATTGCAGGATTTCCATTTGCATCCACGATCGAATTCAAAGTCTTGTAAATATTTGCACGTTCCAAATCGCTGCCGCGTAAGTAGTCAGATAAGTCATATTTGACTTCTTGTGATGACGGAATGAAATCGGGCATGGATAAACGTTCGGATATTGAAGTCATCAGCGGAATCAATGAGAAATCCAGCAAAGTTTGACGCTGATTTGTCGCGTTGCTGTAAGTCATCGATGATCCAGTTTCTGCATCAACGTAATATGCAGGGATTCCACACGCACGTGCCATTTCGGTGGCGATGTACGATCTCGCAGCTGATAACTGGAGTTTTTCAGGATCAAAGCCAACGGTTTCTAAAGTAACGTCAGCATTTAAGAATGCAGTGCCGCGATTGCGTCGGGCTGTTGCCCATGAATCAAGCAGTTTGGCAATTCTGTCTGCTGGTAATGCCGTGCCGTTGGATTTCAACACCATTGATGGAATTGGCTCACGTGCGTACATCGCAGCGGCACGTTCTAATTCCGCACCCGTGCGGATTGTTCGACCTGCTCTATTCAGGACGCCTTCATCGTTTCCGTTAAATACGACCAATGATCCAACGCCTGAATTTGGCACTGGTGATCCATCGACCAGGTAATATTCAATTTCAGTTGCAAGTGAATTCGTCTGAATGGTTACACGTGCAGGTGAAACGCGTTGAACACTGCGCACCCGATACGTATCAGCGAAAAGTTCAGTAATCTGCCAATATGCGTATCCATACAGGAGCAAATCCTCGCAAGTCCAGACATAAGTTGCTGATCCTGGCACGCGTGGATCAGGTGTACGGATAACGCGTGGCGTACCGTCCTCGATCTCCATACCGGTCGAACGATCAATGACTTCAAGCCCAATCGATGCGATTGATGAGCAAATGATATTTCTTGCACGTGCGCCAGTTGGCACGGACATGAATTCCTCACGTGTTGCAGTATTAGCACCGCCGAAAAATGGCGTTAATGAATCAAGTGAGGTAACTGGACCAAGTTGCGCAGCCACATCAGGTGATGACGGTAGCCCTACCGTTTCCACCTGACGCGTTGCAAATATGTCGCGAATTCCCATGCCTGAATTTTCTCAGTGCAATACCACTATCCGACCATGATGTCGGTTTCCGCCTCTGGGCGTGTCGCGAAGTGTGTTGCAAGCGCTGTCGCAACTGCTGCGCACACTGCCGTTTGACTGGCTCGACGTCCAATGACCCAACCGCCATCGCCTCGACGAAGTTGAACCGCTGAAAGCATTTGCGCCGTAAGTTCGGGTTGATTCGTATGACGCAACCTGCCTGAGTTAATAGCGCCAAGCAATTCATCGCAACTTTGTGGATATGACGCATCCATGTCGTAGATCGGAATTCCTGCTGGCTGCAATCGAGCCGCTACTGCACCGCTAGTTTTGCGGCTATATAGCAAATGTTCGATTGGATACTTTCGGCAGTAAAACGCGGCATCGTTCGCCACTGCTCGATCGTCCAGTTGTCTTTCGTTTTCCCAAGTATGCAAAAGTTTGACGACGAATCTTTCATCTCCAAGTTTCTGCGCCCCGACCAATGCGCAGTGTTTTCTGTCCGGTGAAATATCCAAAGCCAGCCATGTAAGTTTTTCAGGATCGAGTTCAAGTTCAGGATCGGCACAACCATCCCAAGCATTTTGGCTGATGATCGATGAAATCGTTTGAACCCATCTGCAAAGCACTTCGGTCTGTACAACCTCAGGTGGGTCTTTCAAAACACTGCGAATATTGTCGATGTGGATCGTGTGACCAAGTGCAGGATTTGCCATCGCAAAGTTTTCATCCGTCAAAGCATCGGACGCACCCGACCACTCGAAATATCCAATATCGTCAGGCACACCCGATGCAGCGGCGATTCCCCGTTCGCGTAGCAAATTTAGCACTTTTGAATGTTGATCACCTGCGTTCGAATAAGTCATGACCATCGGATTTTTTGCGGCTAAAAGGGTATAACGCAAACTGGCGAAAGATTCGAGTTCGTGCATTTCACGCAATTCGTCCAGGTGTACCGTTTCGGGTTTTGAGATACCACGAGCAGCTGAACCACCAGCCTTGATGATGAATCGATTGATGCCCGTTGATCCCTGGACTTCAATTTCCTCACTACCGTGACTCCAACGAATTCGCTTGACGCGTTTTGCTAAGGCATCCGATGATTCAATCAGATTGACCAGCGATCGGAATTGCTCCAGGGATGTGGCAAGTCGGTGAGCCGATGCAACTTGCAACGATTCATCCCAATGGAATAACCCCATAAGAATTCTCGAAAGCATCAGTGTCGATTTACCGGACTGACGAGCCACCACGATGCAATTCAGCGGCGTAGCCCATCTACCATCAGGCTTGACTTTGTGGGCATGAATAGCCACGAATTTTTGCCAGGGCATAAAGCCGTCAGGAAATATCGTGTCTGCAAAATCGATGAGTTCCTGCCCCCTGGATGGCAAATCATTCAGTGGCGTATGGATTCTAGGCGTAGGACTGCCAATGAGTAGGGCTGATGACGGCTCCAAAACCGTTTCCAGCCGATCTGAGCCTGTTTCGACCTGCTGATGACTATCTAGCACCTAAACCGCCTTGATCATGACTTATGGACACGTTTTCGGGGATATAACGTTCA